CTTCGGATCCGGCATCGACGGTGATCTCGATCTGGCTGACCGACCGGCGGCGGGTGCCCAGCACGCCGAGGTAGTGCGGATCGCGCTCCTCGATCGTCTCGGCCAGCTCCAGATAGCGCAGCGGGTCGCCCGCATCCGCCTCGCGCAGAATCTCGGCCAGGCGCAGCGGGTTCAGCCCGTCCGCCGGATAGTTCGAGATCGGGCTGCGCACACCGCCGACCGTCGCCGCGGCGATTTCCTGCGTCAGGGCCTTGCGCTCGACCGGCTGGCCGTCGGGGCCAAGGAGTTGCGGGGATTTCATGCAATGGATCCTGTGCAGGTGTTTCTGGTCGTCATGGGGCGGCCGCACCCGGGCTGATGATGACGTCGATGAACCCGGCGTTGGGAAACGTCTCGGTCCTGCCATTCGAGTAGGTCACAGTGAAGTCCGCGCGGAACGTGCCGGGTGCGGCGGTATCGGCCGGAACCCAGGCATAGATCACCGTTGAAGGCAGAATGACCGTTGCAGGCTCGGCATCGACAACCATGACGCCAGCCGGGGTGCTCATGTTGAACACGCAGCTTGCCCCGGTCAGGTCTGCGGACGTCTCCAGCAGCAGCTGAAGAACCGGTGAGGTGTCGTCGCGCTTCAGATAGAAGGTCTGCTGCATGTCAGGCGTCTCCCGAGAAGGTCACGGCGTTCAGGCCGGGGTGAGCCAGAGTGGCGATGTTGCGGGGCCGCACAACCGTTGCGCCATTGCTGCCGCTGCCGGGTTGGGCTTGCTGACTCGTTTCCGGCGGCCCGAGCCCCGCCGGAGAAAATTCGAAGAACGCCCGTTCAAACAGGATGCGCGCGGGATCGGACCGCGCGTTTGCGCCGATCCTGATGGTGAACCTCGTCTCCTGACCCCGGTAAACCTTAGCCATGGATGATCTTCCCGCCGCCACGGATCGCGCCGGTCGACGTCGTGGAGTTGAACGTGTTCAGCATCAGGCAGGAGTCATTCGGGATTTGCGGCAGACCGAGTTGCTGCCAGTCCGATGTCTGCGCAAGGTTTGCGAGGCTCTGGGGCTGCATCGCGCGAAGCCGCGTTGCGATCACTCCGAAGTTCCCGGCCGTGCCGGTTGAGGCAGACAGCGTAACGGAGGTCACCCCCCGGATGAACTGCCCGGGGACGGCGGAGACCAGCGGGACCATCAGCCCGGCCGGCCGTGTGGCGGCCAAAGCGATGACAGGCAGGGTCCCGGTCGAGGCATCGTCATAGGTCACCACCACGGTCGCGTTGCAGATTGTCACGCCGGTTGCGACATACCACTCGAGGAAGAATTGGACATCGCTGTAATCGCTGGCCCCCCGACGGTCTGCGGCCAAACCCCCGCCCGTCGTTGACAAGTCGAGGGCGACCGTCTGCTCCGTGGTCAGGGTGCCGTTCAGTCCGCCCATCTGTGCGAGGCGGTCGCGGATTTCGAGGGTGACCGCGTTGACGCTGCTGACGCTGAAGAGTTGCGCGATGTAGCTGGTCGCGGGCGGCGTCTGGTTCTGAAACCCGAGAGCTCCGACCAGGGCCGAGGTGCAGATTGTTGCGTCGGTTGGAACCACAGCCTGACCTGGAACACCACTCGCGCGCCAGAGCGACGTGAACGTTCCCGCAACCTGCCCATTGATCGTCGCCTTGTCGAAAACGATCCGCGACGAATTGTTTCCCATGGCCGAAATCAGCTTGTCGAGTGTCGTGATGGTCATCGGTAACTTCCTCTTTTATCCTTCGGTCCTTTTCGGCGCGGCTTCTTGCTGACCGGCATCACAGACCTCCGCGAATGCCTGTGCCGATCGGCGGCTTCCACCACCCCCGGCCTTCGTCTTCGTCTGCGAACATCCCGCCCGACCGCGTCGCGTCGCGGCGGGGGGCGGCCTGATAGCTGTATTCCGTCCAGCGCATCCGGCTTGCCCAATGCGCCAGCGCCAGGCCGATGGCAAAGTCGCCGTGGCGGCGCTTGCCCTTTTCGCCTTCGCGGGTGGGGGGCACGCGGGGGATGCCCCGGATCACCTTGACGGTGCGCAGGTCGGACACGTGTTCGACGTCGCGGACCAACGCCAGGCTGTCATCCTCGAATGCGGCCTTCAGGGGCGGCATGTTGAGGCGGTACCACTCCTCGGTGAACTTCACTGCCATCACGATGCCCGACCCCTGCGGGTCTTCGCGCATCCCGAACCTGCGCCCCATCGCCTCGGCCACGATCCAGCCCATGCCGGTGGCATCGAACGCCGCCCCGACCAGACGCGCGCGGACGTGGTCGAGGATCAGCCCCACGATCATGATCTGCTCGTCGCCCGGCACGTTGCGCAGCTCAAAACTCAGAACCTCGCGGCGTTTAAGGGTCCGTTCAATGGCGAGCAGTGGCCCGGCTGAAAGGTCCGCCACCCGGGCGAAGTCGAAGCCGAAGGCGTATTGCAGCGACAGATCAAGCGTCGCCATCTGGGCGCGCAGCTCGGCCAGGAACGGGGCCATCAGCATGGCCTGTTCCAGCTTGCTGCGGTGCAGATAGTCGCCCGGCAGTTCCAGCCGCAGCACCGGCACATCCACCGTCATCCGCGCCTCGATCAGGGGCGCGGGCAACCAGGCACCGGACGATTGCGACGGGATGCAGAACAACTCCTCGTCCGCGCCGTCGGCGTAGAAGTCGATGATGTCCTGCCGCCACGCCGCCTCGGCCAGCGGCGACCATGCCTTTCGGGTGACGAGGCAAATCCGCTGATACAGCCCCTCGCGCAGCGCCTGGTCGAAGTCGATCCGGATGTGGGCGTATTTCGACCGACCAGCGAGGATGTCCTGGACGTGGCTGTTGAAGGCATTCTCGGCCCCGTCATGGGTCGAACAGACCACCACCTGCCCGCCCCACATCAGGAACGCCAGCGCCGCCTTCAGGATCTGCTCCAGCTCGTCCACAAACGCGGCCTCGTCGATGATCACCACGCCCTGCTTGCCGCGCAACCCGCGCGGGGCCGACGACAGCGCCATGATCTCGAATCCGCTGGCGAACTTGATCCGGAAGGCGTTGATCGCCTTGTCCTCGTCGCCCTGGTCGAACAGTGTTTCCTCGGCGGCGTCGGCCGCGATGTCGAAGGCGCGGGCCCACATCGCGCAGGCGTCGATGAATTCGCGGGTCATCTCGCGGCTGTAGGAGATGTACATCACGTCCATCCCGCCCGCCGCCTTCTGCCGACCGGCGCGCAGCACGGCATAGGCGGCAAGCCCCCAGGTCAGACCGATGCGGCGGGATTTCTCGACGAAGAGCACCGGGCAGCCGCTGTCGAGGAGTTTCACCGCGCGCTGCTGATAGGGGAGCAGGACAGACGGCAGGCCGACTTCGGCGATGACCGCAGGCATCGCGTCCATCGCCGAGGCCCGCTGGCGTTCCCATTCGGCAGACGAGATCGGGGCGGTCACTTGTGATCCCGCCCGGCCTGATCCCAGACGCGGGCCTGACCCGGCATCTGTTCCCGGCGATCTGCCAGCTGGCCGAGGAGCGCCACGACCGCCTTGGCCACCAGCGCCCAGGCGGAAACGCCCCGGCGGTGACCCCTGATCACGAAACCGCCCGCATCGCGGGTCGCAGCAAGGCCTGCGCCCTGCTCGTCGATCCACTGGACGTCATAGTCGTCTGTCACGGTCACGCCATCATTCACGATGTCGCCGCAGGGAACCAGGTTCGCCCCGGCGATCACGACTCCATTTAACCTGATCTCGATTGTCAGCATCGCGTCACTCCACCCCCAAGAGCTTGGCCTTGATCTCTTCGGCGGTCTCGGCCGTCATGCCCTTGGCCTTCGCCACGGTGTCGACGGCGGCGGTCACCCGGCTCGCGAAATCCCGCTCCAGCTTCAGGCGGCGGTCCGACGAGACGTTCTGCGCCTGGGCGGCCGCCTTGAACGCGTTGGCCAGGTGCATGGCGTCCTTCGGCTCCATCCCGTCGGTCGCGTCCCCAAGCATGTGCAGCACGATGGCCTTGATCGCCTCGGCGGTGATCACTGTCAGATCGTCGGAGGCCTTGGCGTCCCACTTCTCGGCCAGCACCTTGACGATGTCGTTGGTCTGGGCCAACCGCTTGGTCAGCGCCGCCTTGCGCATCGAGAACCGGTTGAAGCTCGAGAACGCCGGGATGTCGAACTCCAGCTCGCCGCGATGCTCGGCCATCAGCGCCTCGCAGGCGGTCACGAACTCGGCGTAAATCTCGGTCTGGGTCCGTTCCCGCTTGGCCAGTTCGCGCGCCGCATCGCGGACGATCCCGGCCGCCTCATCCGGCAGAAGGTCAAAGCTGGACAGACGCCCGCGCCCGGTGGCCATGCGTCATTCCCCCGGGCGGCTGGGGCGTGCCACGCCCTCGATGACGATGGCGCGGCGCAGGTGGCGCGCGCCCTTTTCGGTCAAGGTGGCCACGACAACCGTCCCGGGCCGGATCACGGTCACCGCACCGATCTCGGCCAGCCAGTCCAGCTCGCCGTGGATCCACGCGCGGTCGCGGTCGATGCCGAACTTCGACAGCTCGGCCGCCAGAAACCCCGAATGCAGCCGCTCGTCGGTCTGTACCGCCAGCGCCTTCAGAATGATCAGCCGGGCATCCTGCCGGATCAGTTCGCCATAGTCGCTCATCGCCTGCCGCCCCCGTCCAGCAGATGGTTGTCATGGCGGCTCACGATGGCCTCGAGCCGTTCCATGATGCCTGTGTTACCGTTCATCTCGGCGCGCATGGCCTTCATCTCTCCCTTGATGCCCTCCAGCGCCATGCTCATCGCATGCAGGTCATCCTTGGTCGGGATGACGCCGCTGCGCTGCTCCAGAACGTTGACCCGTTGCTCCAGCCCGTCCAGGCGGGAGGCGTTTTTCCGCGACGGGCCCGAAAAGATCGCCCACAAGGCCGTGCCAAAACCCAGAAGCGAGGACAGTCCCGCCGCCCAGACAATCAGGTCCTGAACCGGGGTGTCGGCGGGTGTCGTCATTTGGCCACCCACTTCGATGCCACGTCCTTCAGGGTGTGCCCGCCCATATACAGCGACATGTAGATTCCGCTGACGCCCAGCAGCACGTCGAACGGGGTGGGCGGCAGGGCAACCTTCCAGATCGCATTGGCGACATGCAGAACGACCACGTTCCACAGCCACAGGAACCCGATCAAGTACATCCCCGCCGGACGCCACGCAGCCGTCCAGCCGCCCTTGGCGGTTTCGGCTTGCAGCAGGGCAAACTGCCCCTGAAGACCCGCCGCATAGATCGCCATGACTTCGGGGGTCATGTCGTTGACCACGCGCATGGCGTCGATGACGCGTCCGGGATCGTTTTCGGCAACGGCGTCCAGCGCATCAGCCGACACCCCGGCCTGTGCCGCGATCCGGCTCAGAACTTCGGTGGCCAGTTGACCGCCCTCATCGCCCAGCTTGCGGGTCAGCAGTTTCTCGATGATGGGCATCCCTGCATTCAGGGCAATGGCGGCAAGTGCAGACATGACAGGGACCTCTCAGGCAAAGATGAAAATGGCCGCGACCGCCAGAATGGCGACGATCTTGACCAGGGCGTCGATGATCTGCAGGTCCATCAGAAGCTCCGCAGAAAGTCTGAGACCTTCGGCAAGGGCCGGTGGACTGCGGCGGCAACGGCATCGCGGTAGGTGAAGGCCAGATGCACCGCATAGAACGCGGCCATCGCGCCGACAGCCAGACCAACCATCGGCAGGCCCGCGATCTGATCGGCCAGATCGGTTACGGCGACCGGGGTTGCCACCGCGACCGCCGGCACAGCCACCCGGGCCTTGACGCGCGCATCCAGCATGCGTTGCAAGGTCGACAGGGTGGCGCGCCCGATCATCCCGTCGACTGTCAGGCCGTGGTCGCGCTGGAACGCCAGCACGGCCTTACGCCGCACGACATGGGCGGTGTCGTCGGAAGCGAAACTGCGCGCGTCCTTATAGCCCAGGGTCTTCAGCCCGTCTGCGACGGCCACCTTCTCGTCGAAGGCCATCGGGACCGCCCAGGTCGCGTAGGCAATCTTCACCATCCGCCGCTTCAGCACGCCTTCGGGCACCGGCGGCGGCGTGAAGTGCGGATACCGCGCCTCCAGCAGCATGTCCGCTTCGCGGCCCCGGCGCTTCACCAGGCCAGGAAGAACCTTTCCGCCCCCCTTGTTCCACTGCGCAAGGCTCGCCCGGATCATCGCGGCGGTTGCCTTGCCCTTCCACAACCGCACCCAGGTGGCGCGGGCAATCGCCCCGGTGTTGAAGTGGAAACTGACCCCCGCATCGAACTCGTGCTGTGCGGCTCCCGGCATCGCCCTGGTCACTGCGGGTTCGTAGTTCCGGACCAGCGCCGTGGCGAGCAGCTTGCTGGCCTCGTCCCGCGTGATCACCATCCCCGCCTTCGGGGTCACGACTCCAGAGGCTGCGGTCAACCCGGCCCCGATGGTCCAGACGCCCACCGCATCACGATAGGCCTTCAGGACGACACCTTCTTCCAACTCGATTGCGGCCACACCGGCGGCGCTGGTCTGCATGATGAACCCTCGGGGAAGGGCCGGGGGGACCCGGCGGTTACCGGGTCATTTTGCGCAGGTTCCATCTGGGAAAATCATCCGCTACGGTCAGCGGAGACCTCAGAACAGCGACCCCTGCCGCGTGTCGGGGAAGCTGCGGGGCGGCCCATCGGCCAGCCATCTGGTGACGGTCGGCACCGTCACATGCAGTCTGCGGGCGATTGCGGCTTTGGACAAGCCTTTCGTGACATGCAGATGCCGGGCGATCCACGGCTTGGCCGTCGGCACCCGGAACTGCAGTTTGGTCCGCTGCGCCAGGGCCGACAATGCCTGCGCGCCATCCCGCCCCAGAACCTCGACCACCTCGCTCGCCCCCTTGGGATCGCGCGCGAT